ACGATGACAGCCACGACACGCATTGAAATTGTCGGAGTCAAAGACACAATAAATCAACTTGGCAAACTTGACAAAGAATTACAAAAAGAATTTAAAGCCGACGCAACCCGTATTGCTGCGCCAGCAATCAACGCCGCACAAAACATGTATACACAAGTGCCATTGTCTGGCATGTCGCGCGATTGGACACAAAAAAAAGACGGCAGAAAAATTAAAGGTTTTAGCGTTGAGAAAGCCAGACGCGGTGTGCAAATGAAATTTGATACGCGACGCAACGCGGTCGGTGTAATTTTGATAATACAAAAAGACCAGGCTGCAGCAATTTTTGAGACAGCAGGCCGTGCAAACGCAAACCGATTAAGCGCAAATTTGTCGCCAGTAACAGCCGGTCGCACTCGACTTATTGGCCCTGCCGTGTACCGTTCACGCAGAGGCATTGAAAAAGAATTGAAACAAGTGATTGCTGCGGCATCACGAACAGTGCAGCGAGGTATTTAAATGGCTTTATCTATTCCGATTGTCTCAGAGTTTGACGGCAAAGGCATAAGCAAGGCGATCGCCGAATTTAAGCAATTAGAAACTGCTGGCGAAAAAGCACAATTTGCTATCAAGAAGGCGGCGATACCGGCAGCGGCAGCGCTTGCAGGTTTGGCTGCGGCTGCAGTGCCAGCAATTAAAGCGGCATCAGATTTAGAGGAAAATTTAAGCAAAGTAAATGTTGTGTTTGGCGAAGGTGCAGCAAGTATAGAAAAGTTTGCTAAAACGGCAGCAACCTCTTTAGGGCAATCACAAAATGCAGTCTTGCAAGCCGCAGGCACATTCGGAACATTTGGCAAAGCAGCAGGATTATCTGGCGAAGATTTGGCAACATTCAGCAATGACTTTACTGCACTTGCATCTGATTTAGCGTCATTCAATAACACGACACCTGAGCAGGCTATTAACGCGATCGGGTCGGCGTTGCGTGGCGAGGCTGAGCCGTTGCGCCAGTTTGGTGTTTTGCTAAGCGACGCAGCCTTAAAAGATGAGGCGCTAGCGCTTGGTCTTGAGGTGTCAACTGGTGCGCTGTCGGCACAGACAAAAATACTTGCTGCACAGTCTTTAATTTATAAACAGACAGGTGACGCGCAAGGCGATTTTGCGCGAACATCTGACGGCCTTGCAAACAGTAGTCGAGTGCTAAAAGCACAAATGGCCGACTTGCAGGTGTCTATTGGCCAGGCATTGTTGCCAGCAGTGCAAGCAGTTTTACCGTATCTCAAAAATTTTGCTGACTGGGCACAAACAAACCCGCGAACATTTTTAGTCATTGCCGGCACAATCACAGCGGTAGCGACGGCAATTATGGCTGTAAATATTGCGATGGCGTTAAACCCTTTCGGTTTAGTTGTTGCTGGTACTGCGCTTGCAGGGCTTGCGATTTATGGGTTAAGTCAAAAATTTGAGGCGTTTGGCAATGTAGTAAAAACAATTATTAATTCTGTAATTGGTTATGTTAATGGTTTAGTGCAGGCAATGTATATGGTTTACAACGCTGCAGCATTTGTCGTAAATGCAATACCGGGTTTAGATAACATTCCAACCGCAAAAGCGCCACAAATTCCAACATTGTTTGGCCCCGGCCCGTCTGTCGGGTCAGGGTTTGCGCGCGAAGGTGGCACAGGGTCAATAGGCGGTGTAAGCCTGCCAAACATTGCAAGCATTCCAATTATGTCGCCAGCAGTTACAGGCGGCGGTGGCGGTGGCGGCGGTGGTGGTGGTGGCAGTAGCGCAAACATTTTTAATCCTGTTGGCGGTGGCACTAATGCGTTTACACCTATCGGCAACGCTGAACGCATTGCAGCGCGCGAGGCGATCACAGTAAATGTAAACGGTGGCATCTCGACATCTAGCGAAATTGGTAAAGCGGTCTATGACTCGCTTATACAGTACAAACAGGTTTACGGGCCTTTGCGCGGTTTTGAGTAATGGCTGAAACACTTGTAACTGGTGGCAGTTATTTGCTTGAACTTGGCACAGGTTTTGACGCGCAAGCATTTGAGTTAGATGTCAGCCAGTTAAACGGCACACAAGTATTAGACGGCGACGGCGAAGACTTTCAAGACATCACCGAGTATGTGCAAAACATAAACATTTCGCGCGGCCGCAAACAAGTGTTAGACGCATTTGGTGCAGGCACGATGATTGTGTCAATGGATCAAAATAATAACAACCGAGAATTAGACGCGTTTAATACATCAAGCATTTATTACAACACCAGTACAGATCAGCCGGGTTTGGGGCCTTTGCGACCTATTCGACTCAGTCGTGACGGCGAGTATTTGTTTGTTGGCAAGGTGACTAGTTATCGTCAGCAATATATTCTTGGCGGTCTGACGCAATACACGGTCGCTTGTGCCGATGACATTTACACGCTCGCACAGGCCGAACTACTAGAAACAGCGACAAGTCAGCAAACATCGTCGGCTCGACTGTCGGCAGTGCTTGCACTAATCCCGTACACAGGCACTACAAGCCTTACAGGCACGCCTACGGCGACGCTTGGCGCTTACGACATCGCACAGGACACAAACGCCAACGAGTATGTAAACCGCATAAATCAGGCTGAGCAAGGCCGCATATTTTGTGATCGTGAAGGCACACTCGTATTTCAGCCGCGCATCGGTCAGACATTAGAGCCAGTCACAGTCACATTTAACGACACTGGCACTGGCACAAAATATGACAATCTTGGTGTTGAGTTTGATCAGCAGGCAATTATTAACAGCGCAACAGTCACACTAGAAATTGGTGGCACGCCACAGACCAGCACCGACAGTGCGTCTATAAGCGAGTATTTTAAGCAATCGTTGTCTATTAGTGACAGCCTGTTGTCAAGCAACGCGCAAGCGCTGACACTAAGCGACTACCTGTTAGACTCGATACCTGAGCCACGCTTTACAAGCATGTCAAGCACATTTGCAGCGCTGTCAGACGCACAAAAAGACGCGCTAGCGATCATGGATATTGGCGGCAGTGTCTCGCTAACCAAGACATTCCCGAACGGCACACCGTTAGCAGTCACACAGGCGTTAGCAATCGAGGGTATAGATCACAGCATCAATGTTGCGTCTGGCCATCGTGTCACGCTTTACAGCAGCCAAACGGTCGTGCTTAACGCATTTGTATTAGACGATATTACCTATGGCGTACTTGACTCATTAAACGCATTAACCTAAGGAGAATATATGGCTACTCGAGAAGTGTTCGTCGCAAATCAAATTTTAACTGCAGCCGAGTGCAATATTCTTGCAACGGCAATGGTCGCAATAAACGCACAGACTGCAAGTTACACGGCAGTTTTAACAGATGACGGCAAGTTAATAACTATGTCAAATGCAAGTGCAAACAATTTTACTGTGCCACCAAACAGCAGTGTTGCGTTCGGTATTGGTACACAGTTAAACATTGCGCAACTCGGTGCAGGTGCTACAACTATTGTGGCTGGTAGCGGTGTCACATTAAATAGTGCTGGCACAAAACTAAAACTTGACGCACAGTACGCGGTAGCAACATGTGTTAAGACCGACACTAACACTTGGTTTGTTGTCGGCAATCTTAAGGCGTAGCGCGTGCAAATACTTGCTAGCACACATGCAGGCGCATTATTAGCAAACTATTTATGTGTTGCTGGTGGTGGTGGCGGTGCGGGTCGTGCAGACGGTACAGGCGCGGGAGCGGGTGGAGCGGGTGGCCTTCGAAGCAGTGTCACAAATACTGGCGGAGGTGGAACTCTTGAATCTGCCTTTATTGTTGCAAGTGGTATAACTTACACAATTACAGTTGGCGCAGGTGGCGCGGCTGGGCCAAACAGTTCAGGCACTAGTCAAGGTGGGAACGGTGTTGCATCTAGTATTGCTGGCACAGGTTTGACAACGATCACAACTGTTGGCGGTGGCGGTGGCGGCAAACAAGGTGCAACGGCGGCCAGTGGCGGCTCGGGTGGTGGCGCGGAAGGTTTTGGTAGTGCATCACCGGGTACATCTTTCGCTGGTGCAGGCACAGTAAATGAAGGTTTCGCTGGCGGCGTGAATCCTGTGTACGCCGATGACCCGTTTGCGTCTGGTGGTGGCGGTGGTGCTGGTGCTGTCGGCGGTAATGCAAACAATACGACTGGTGGTAATGGTGGGGTTGGTGTGCAGGTGGCGATAACTGGCTCGCTGGTTTATTACGCAGGCGGTGGAGGCGGTTCGGCTGGCGGTGGCACGGCAGGCACAGGCGGTTTAGGTGGTGGTGGTGCAGGTACAACTAACAGCACTGCTGCTACAGCAGGGACAGCAAACACTGGTGGTGGTGGTGGCGGTGCAAATAATTATTCGCCATCTACTGGCGTTGCTGGCGCTGGTGGTTCAGGTGTTGTAATTATTGACGCAGGTGCAGTTGCTGCGTCAACTACAGGCTCTCCAACTTTGGTTGGAACTGTTTACACATTTACTGGTAGCGGAACGATCACCTTCTAATGGCTTACTACGCACAAATAGTTGACGACATAGTTACTGAAGTGATTGCAGTAAACGATGCGGTCATTGACGGCGCACAATTTGCGCACGACTTGTTAGGCGGTGTGTGGGTGCAAACATTTATTAATACTGCAGGCAAAAATTATGCAGGTATAGGTTACACATACGATGCAATTAATCAAAATTTTATTTCTCCACAACCATACCCTTCGTGGACACTCGACAGCGACGACATTTGGCAACCACCAGTGCCACAGCCACCCGCACCACCACAAACATATTGGAACGAAACAACTGAAACATGGGAATTATTAAATTATGAGTAAACTACAAAAGGAGAAACAAAATGGGACCAGTTACATTCAACATACATAATCAAACAAAATATGATTTGAGAGTTCAATCATCAAACGGAGCAACCGCAGAAGCCGTATCGGGTGCGTCAACAAGTTTGGGTTTTGGACCAAGCGACACAAACATTACTAATGCGATGCGCTGGTATCAAGACGGCATTTGTATTTTGCAAGGTTCGGTAGCGTGGTCAGCCGGTGGCAGCGGCGCAGATGACGGTTGGACTACTAGCAACATAATTTGTATGAGTGGCGAAATGAACGGCGTTGGTTTTTCAGGTTGCAACGAAGGCTGGGTTGAATTACAGCCATATAATTTAATGGCTAATGGCGGCGAAGTGAGCGTCACTTACACAAACGCATGATCTCACAATGACTAAAGCACGCAGGCAGATCGGTGACCAAAGCACTAAAGGCGCGGCACTAGGTTTATGTGTTTACGGCATGGTTAAACAAAACTTTGACCCAATGCTTATAGCGTTAATCGTGCCACTAATTAGCACAGTGTTTGCGTGGGTGTCAACAAAAATCGGCGACCCTAATTTGGCGTGTTTATTTATTGACAAAGATGAGGCGTGAAACCGTACACAGTTAACGCAGCGCCAGTTACTAAAGGGCCACTGGCTGGCATGGATTATTGGATTACACGCGCTGTAAAACACTCTGAGGTCACGCTATGGAATAACGGCAGTTGGGTTGTGCGCGATGTCAAAGGCAAACCCGGCACAATTAGCAACCACGCAAAAGGCGTAGCAGTAGACCTGTCGTATCGA